CGGGCGGTGGTGGCAGCGGTGTGTATGTGATCGGAAGCCACGACTCCACCCCTGCAACAGACCATAACGTGTATTCCGCATTGCGCTCGCTGATCATGTTCATGCGCAAGGACACGGAGGAACGCACCGGTTTCCTATTATCCCTGTTGGGCGGAACCGTCATCAAGAAATACGCCAAGTTCGGTGACTTTATCACCGGTGTTCAGGGCGGTTACATCGGTGAGGATGCCCGTGCCGAGCTGGAGGCTTTGGTTCTGCGCAGCTCTTTGAGTGTTCCTGAACTTCGTTTCAATCGTCAGACTTATTTTGAGGGATACAATACTATAAGTCCCGGCGGAGGGCTGAAGATAAAAAGCTTTATCGCCAATAGTGACGGCAGTTATACTGTCACCCCCGATCTGGAGGATGGTGTACCGCTGGGACAGAAGCCGGACGATATCCTTTTGGGCTTCTGGCATGACAAAAGCGTCACTACCGGTGACTTTATTGGTTTCCGGAAAATACAGTACCGTATCACTTCCGCAGATTATGACGAGAAGACATTCATGATGGTTCCGCGTCCCGGATATGAGTTCGTTCCCCATAACGAGATGCGTCTCGGACAGACGGGGAACTTCACCGACAAGGAGCGTCAGACTTATATCATCATAGACGTGCGTGACGGTAACTGCTGCATCACCCTTGTTGACAATGCCAACACCTGGGACCCGGAGTCGGCACAGATGAAGAGCTGGTTCGGCAAGAAGAAGGGTATGACCATCAATGGGATCAACTGCGACAGGTTCTCGGCAGTATTGCAGGATATCATCATGACGGGATTGATTTTTCAAATTGATGAAATTACCGGTAGCACAGTCCGCGTTCCTATCGACTTCCCTAGCTGGGAGCCGGGCAGGAAGTATGCGTATTATTCCCGTGTGCCCCATAACGGTTCCACATGGTTGTGCGTCAATGACAAGGGCACTACTTCCGAGCCATCCGAAAACAATCCGGACTGGCTTGTATCAGCCGCCAAAGGTGACAAGGGTGATCCGGGCCTGTCTGTAATAGGTGGCGGTCATTGGGAATCCTCTAAGACCCCATACGAGGTCAATACCATAGTCACTTTGGCGGGCTGTGTTTTTATCTCCAAGGTGAAAACATCCAATCCTCCCATCAGGATCGCAAGGTTCAAGAATGGCAGTTATCGTCGCAAAAAGGATGGCGGTTATATCCTTTCCGGGAAGTCAGCCGACTGGACCGTGCATGAAGACTGGGAGATGCTTTTGGACGGGCGTGAGCTGAAAGGCGAAAGCATCACCTTCCTTGGTGAATTCGCATCCCATCCGTCCAATCCCAAGGAGGGTGACAGCTACCGAAATACGGCTGACCATTGTACTTACATATACCGGAATGGTTTGTGGATGGTCATGGTCAAAGACGGAACTGACGGTAAGGACGGCAAAGGTTACGAGTGGATCTACACCCGTACCAACATCATCGGCCTTACCCCTGACAAGCCGGAATCGAAGCAGCAGGATGATTATATACCGGAAGGCTGGACAGATGATTTTCTTGGCGTGGATGCCGACCATCAGGTGGAATGGGCGTGCAAACGTGTGAAGCGTGATGGAGTATGGAGTGAATGGAGCACTCCGGCCCCTGTGCACCGTTGGAGTAAGGACGGGGAGTCGAATGTCATGGCCGACCTTGACAATGAGATGGTGAGCGTCGCTCTTACCAGTACCGGCGTTACTACTTCCGCACAGTCATGGACTACCCATGTGTCCATGTGGTACGGTACCGAGAAACTCACCCTTGAGACTTTGACTGTCAGCACGCCTGCCGGTTTCACGGCAAGCACAAGCAAGGCCACCGGAGCGGTGGCGATATCCGTCGCTGCCGGAAAGTCGGTTCCGGAACAGAATACGGTCACCATCACATTGGCTGCAATGAAGAACGGGCAGCTCTATACCCGTGAACTGACTTTCAAGATAACCGGTGTCCGTGGCGGGGCGGACGGTTCTGATGCGGTAATTTATAGCCTTGTCACTTCGGCCACGATGGTCAGCAAGAACAAGAACGGCGGTTACAGTGTGGCTTCGGTATCCTGTCGGCGTATGAAGACAGTCGGTGCGGTCACTACGGCCACAACGGACGGGGAGTTAAAGTACAGTCGTGACGGTGCGGCCGAGGTTCCCATCGGTGATGGTGTCGGGGTGGCTTCCGGTAATTTTACCAGTAGCTTGAAGTTCGTGTTCTACGTGAACGGTCAGGCGGTTGATGTCGAAACTGTCCCGATGGTTGTGGACGGCAGTGACGGAAAGGATGGTGAGAGTATCACAGCAGCCGGTCATTGGGAATCCGCCAATACTCCGTATGCCAAGAACAGTACAGTATCGTTTGCCGGAGGATCTTACTTAAGCAAGGTTGAAACCTCCAACCCTCCTATTAAAATCGCCAAGTTCAGAAACGGCAGACTCCGCAGGAAAAGAGACGGCGGATACATCCTCGCCGGCAGATCTGCGAACCGGACGGTACATGCGGACTGGCAGGAGATGGTTGCTCCCATCGGACCGTCGGCATCCTACTGGCTGGACAGTCCTGTCAGCGTGATCAACTTCACTTCAACAGGCACGCCATCCCCGTCTGGATTCCTTGTCACTTGCAAACAGAATGTGGCAGGCAATGTAAGCACGTGCAGCACGCTTTATCTGGCAGCCCGCAAATACAACGGAAGCTGGCTGGCTCATGTAGGTGCGACACTGAACAGCCAGATATCCGTACCTGCGACAGCCGGATACACCCAGTTTGCCGTCCGGGCTTATAAATCAGCTTCCGATGCTGCTGCTTGGAATGACAATTATGTGGCCGAGAAGGGTGTGGGTGTTGCAAATGATGGTTCCATAGGAGCAACAGGAGCTACGGGTGCGTTTCCCCGTGACAGAGGTGTATTCACATCAGGACAGACTTATGTCTGGAATGCGGATTACCGGGATAAGGTCATATATCTGATAGGGGGAGTTTATTATAATTTCCTTGTAAAGAATTACGGTGCTTCCGTTACAGCTGCACCCACATCTGTCAACGGGGATTCGAACTGGGAAGCTATGCAGAAGTTTGTGAATATCGCTACCGACACCCTGTTTGCCGATGGTGCGAATGTAGCCGGATTTATGTTCAAAGACAAGGTTCTCAAATCTTTTAATGACAAAGGTGAAACTCTTCTTATCAACGGCGTAACCGGGTATTTCAAATGTAAGAATGCAGAGATTACAGGAACAATCACAGCGGATAAAGGACGTATCGGTCCGTTTTCCATAGATTCCGGCATGTTGTCCTCAAAAACTCTTTATGAGGGGACGGATTCCTATGTCGGTTTCAACCTGTCCGCCGGACAGATAGAGTTTTATAACGAAAGGACATTTGCACGTGTAAAAATCGGAGGGAACACGAAATTTGTCACAATCGAAGGGATATCGTATGATGCCGGAATTGACATACAGAGTCCGAATGCCATGATCGGGATGCACATCAAGACCCTGAGCATTCCTCTGTTCGTGGAGGGGGGTAACATTTTCCTTCATCCGAACAATGACAGTTATGTGTCCATACGTGGGCTTACGCTGAATGCAAGGGCTGTAGCGGTCAGTACAAAGCTGAATTCTAATGATGATATAATATCATTTACCAACACGTCCGATATAACTGTCACGATGCCTGATGCGTATGTTGGGAAGGTGTTGTTCATAAAGAAATACAATACGGCAAGGGTGACACTTACGGGAGGTACTTTTATGAATGCGAATGATGGAGATACAAATACTTCTTTTGTTCCTTTACAGCACAGTCACATGCTTGTATATGATGCAAGAGGCAGATGGATAGATTATTATTGCGGATAATTTAAATATAAAGTATGAGAATAAATTTTGCACAATTCCCTATTTATGATGGGATTAAAAAAGAAAAGCTTATAGCCAGTAACATCACTGAGGCCTTCGGTGACTGGATATATAAGAACGTAGCGGGCTTGAAGGCGCATCTCCTTGCTGAGAAGATATTCAAATCTACTGCTGAAGGTGTCGAGATTGACGAAGAAGAGGTGGATATCATAAGACGCTCCACCTCCATGCTGCCCGGTCTGCTGGCTGATTCTTTGAATGATTATTTAGATAAAAAGGAGGAACAACATGAAAAAGGTATATTGTAACAACCTTCTGGCAAAGGTGCTACTTGCGTTCAGTTCTTGCCATACGATAACAATCGGTCCGTTTGTTTTAAGCAAGCGACCGGAAGAGAAAATCACTCAGAAAGTGAGAAACCATGAGTGTACCCACGCCCGTCAATGGGTTGAGATGGCAGTTGCCATCGGTACAGTTATCTGGATCTTGCTGTTGTGTTTTGACCTTTCCGCCTGGTGGCTGGTACTGGCCGGGCTGGCATTCTATCTCTGGTATGGTGTGGAGTGGCTGGTCAGGGCGGTACGGTTGAAGGATGCCGGCAGGGCGTATAAGACGGTATCGTTTGAGAGGGAGGCATATTCCAACGAGGATGATCCGAATTATATTGAGAACAGTAATTATTTTGCATGGGTGAAGTATTTGTTTTAATTTTAAAATTTGCATTATGGACTTGAATAATATAGTTGGCTTTAAAGCTGTGGATAAAAACGGCAACGAACGACAGGTGACCGTCGATGAGATGACAGAATTAGTTTCCGCACGGATTGTTTCCGCTGCATCAGAAATATCAACATTTGCTGCCGCTGCGGCAGCCGGAACAGATGAGTTTGAGGACCAGTTGCCCCAGTCCGACACCTTCTCTTGGCTCCGTACTTTGGACGGTTCCAAGAACCCAACTTTAACATCTTCTTCGGCTGCCGCGAAAGTCCTGGGAGGACTGATGAATAGTTTGAAGCTGTTCCCGTTTATGAATAAAGGTATATTAAGTACAGACGAAGAGGTAAATAGTGCAACTGCAAGCGGAATGTATCATGTATTCGGACGAGACGGAATTAGTGTTGTTTCAAATTATTCCATAATGATAGTTTTTAACGATGGACAAGGATATGTCATTCAAATGACATTCCGTCTAGGTGAGGATGTTGTTGGTTTCCGCCGTAATTATAATGGGGTATGGGGAGATTTTAGGTCTTTTGTATTGGCTTCTTAGAAACATGGATTACCTTTGCACCGCACATGGCGTTGTGCATATCAGGATCGGGTGGCACCGGCTTGTACCGGACCACCCGTTTTTTATGTTAAAGATACGGTTTCCCAATTACCCCATTCATACCCGCTTTGGGAATAATAATAATTCCTTTTCATAGCAATTTGATCTGAATTGTAAATAAACTGCCACGTTTGGTCGTTATGTCGTCTTACTGATATATGGGCATAATTCATGAAGTAATCTTTTGGTCCATTCGTGCATTTATTATCTAATGAATATTCCGCATCAAGCCCTTTCAGCTCATTCAAGTCACCTGAATAAAATCCTGATTTAACAAACGATAATAATCCAAGATTTTTCATGAGTTCTCCCAGCTCTCGTTTCGAATAGATTTTATGTCAATATATAGATACCCAATCATACCATCTTCCATTATCTCTACCTGTCCTAAAATATGCATTTCCGTATAAGCCATTACCTAATAACTGTATTCTTTGTCCTGCTGAGAATACTATTAAGATTCCGTATTGAATATCTTTCCCATTTAGTACCCCTGTTGTAGGGGCACTAATTTCATAGATTCCTGATGTTAATACATTATTTAAGTCATCTGTTCCTGTTAATCTCCCTTTATTCATGAACGGGAACAGCTTCAAACTATTCATCAGTTCTCCCAGGTCAGGTTTCGAATAGATTTTATGTCAATTATTACTGTGAATTATTATCTTAGGATCTTTCCAAGTTGAAACGTCTGGATAATTCCTATTTCTAAATATTAATGTTCCGTCTATTGCTATTCCGAAGAGGAAAACATTATCTTCTAATTGTTTTATAACCAATCCTTGAACGACATTACCGTAGAATCCTTCTCCAGCAAAAGCATTGAAATTGGAAACGAAAGGTTGAATTGTTTTTATAGGCATTTCATTTACAAAATCCGTAAATTCACTCCATGAAGAAAACGATTTTGTTCCCTTCGGATTTCCCAAAAGTTCTCCCAGCTCTCAATTTTTAAGAAAATCATGTCAAAGATACGGTTTGCCAATTACCCCAAGTATTACTATACCATTTCACTCGATATTTATAGATATTTCCGCTATAATTATATAGTTTCTGAATACAACAGATATTAGGTTTGCCGATTACAACTAATACACAATTACGGACATATTCTAATTCTGAAGGTTGTGTTAGTAAGTAGATTCCGCTATATTGCATAGAATCTAATTTGTCTTGAGATTCTATGCTTATAACATCTCTGAACCTTAACCACGTATCATTTATCCCGATGAGTCCTCCCAGAAGTAGGAAATCAGACCGCCGTTGTTGTGATTTTCACCCAAGAAGACCAATTTCCATACCACATACTACGGATGTAATATCCGTTATCAATAAATCGTATTATTTGTATTGATGAGTTTTGATTTCCTCCAAGATTTGTGTAAAAAGAGATAGTAATACCCCCCAATAATCACCTTCTACAGGAATATTGATTGCACCTTCTTGAATTCGATATATCCCACTCTTTTTTATGGTGTTTAAATCACCTTTGAATAGACCAAGGTCTTTAAACCAACTGTCATTTATCCCGATGAGTTCTCCCAGGTCGAGATTATAAGATTAATATTGTCGAATTTGATTATTTTGGAGGAAATAGCTAAATTTAAAATAAAAATATGCTAGAGAAGATACGATACAGGTTGGTCTTTAACCGCCAAAAGAAACTGAATAAGTAAGGCACGGCCCTTGTACAGGTTGAAGCTTATTTAAATCAAAGGAAAATCTACCTGAAGACCAATGTTTACCTCAAGCCTGAATGCTGGAGTCGTGAGGGGGCACAAGTCATTAACCACCCCCAATCTAACGAACTCAACGCAATGCTCTATGAATACATCCTGTATCTGCAAGGCATAGAATTGGGGTATTGGAAGCGCGGAATACCTGCCACACTCTCACTACTGAAGGATGCTGTCAAGAAGAAAAGTGCCGTGAA